GTTATTAGCCAGATTTTTATAAAGGCCATTTACAATATCAGCCTGAGTTGCAGTTGCAGTAGACTGATAAGTACCTCCTACAGGGATATACATGGAAGAAGCTTCAGTTCCCCAAAGGTTTTGGAAAGAAAGATTCAGGTCATAGTAATTACTGTTAATTACATCAAATGCACCTGTGTTGGTTACAGCATTATAACCATAATACATTATTTCCTGTACTTTAGGCTGATATGCTTTAATGGCATAAGAACGCAGTTCACTTGGTTTAAGAATTTTACTCTCTACCAATGGATTACCTGCTCCCCGACCCATTACAATTTTAAACATATCTGCAGTAAGAGCAGTTGTAGTATCAAGTACTGCATTACCAATGTCAGTAACTACAATCTCTCCTTTGGCAAGATTATCAGGAGATACAATTGTACCTGCTGTGATACTATGTGTTAAATCCAGAGCAACTAAAAATTTTAGGTTGTCCAGAATCTGTGGTTGTGAAATCATTTTATAATATTATTAAAGTTTAACAATTTTAAAGTCTACGGAAACTTTCATTTTAGTATTAGCAGCACATGTAATAGCTTCAGTTGCAGAAATAGCAATTGCTTTACCTGAACATACCATAGCAGCAAGATTCTGGGCTACCCCTAATTGTACTGAATTTAGGTCAGTTACTTTCAAAGCACCTGTTCCATCCACATCATCAATAAGGAATAGATTTCCCGTAACACCATCATATTTTAGAACAAGGTTTGAATCTGCAGAAGTGGATGCTCCACCAACTGTTTTCCAAACTTGAAATCCTACAGGAATGGCAGCATAACCTGTTTTTGGGGCTGCTACTACGTCTAGTTCAGTAGTATGAAGAGCCTCAATCTGAGCCTTACTTAGCTCCACTGTTTTAGTGAACACTTTCATTTGTTTTATTTTATTTTTTGTTTATACTATTTTTTATTCAATTTGTTTCATTCCGGGTATACTTTCCTGATTAGGCTGTAAGGCTGAATCCTTCATCATATCTACTGCTATGTCTATAATAGCCTGTTGGGTTGATTCATCCAGTTCACAGTTTATCTGTGTAACGGTAGACCCGTCACCATTATACATAGATACTATTCCTCTTGGAATTTTTAAATACCTTAGAAAATATCTGACAACATCAAAGTCAGAAGCTGTTATTAATTCATGTCTTTTGTTACTTTGTCCCTCTAATTCATATTCTCCGGTAATAGGATTAAATGAAGTTAAGGTTTGGTCATCAAATCCCGTAGTTTCCCTTGAATAAGTAAGTCTCCATACCAGTCCTTCAGAGCCTGAAAAATAAGGTCTTTTAAAAGGATTGGTAATTTGTCTTGTATAATCATTATGAGATAATACCATAATAGGCACTACTGCAGGTTGATTAGTAACACAATCTGTTTTATTAATAGTACATTCTTCTAAGATTGAGTACATAAAATTCTTAGGAAGGTCTGCAAAAACTCCATTAGGAAGGCTCTCAGCACTTTGGTTAAATGTTATCACAGCAGCAGTAGAAATAAGTGCTGAGAGTCCTTGCATCCTAACTTCAGTTTCTTCTAATCCTTCTTTTTTAGTATTCAATAAAGGATTAATACGGGATAAAACATAGTATAATTGTGCATTACTCAGAAATACAGAAGCTTCCAAATCAGAGATTCCGGGAGCAGAGTTTGAGTTTATTTTCTCAAACTGTATAATCATATTTTCATGCATTTCTGAAGCAGTCATTATACTATGGGTTTATTGTATGTTTCTACCTGATATTTTATTTTCTCTACAAACTCAAAATTATCAGGATTTTTGAAATATGTAATAGTTTCTGCCAGTGTTCCCAATGGTTGGTCTCCCAAAGTGAAATACTTTTTACTTTGTCTTTTTAAAGCTCCTGCACGAAGTGCTTTATAAACAAGAATTTTAGTATCCTTACTTGGGTCTTCTGTTGTTGAAAGGAAAAGACTTGGATTGTTTTCCATGATTTTGTAAACCTCATTAAACAACCATTCTGTTGAAGTAGATTGTGAAGGAGTGGCTTCTCCATTATAAATAATAAGAAACTCTGCCAAAAGTTCACGGGAATCTTTAATCTTGTTAAATTCTGAAGTAGCTTTAAGTTTAAGCTCAATAGCTTCTTTTTTCCTGTCTGTGGAGATTTTTTCATCTACCAGTGCAAACATGTAGGTAGGTCTGTAATTTCTCTCTTCCCAAGAAGGAGCAATATACTTTCCTGTATGTGATTTTACTACTCTATAATCAATATTATCTTTAACTTCTGATAAGTCAAAGGTTTTTCCATCTGAAGGAAGATGAACTGTGTAAGGAGTTTTTTTATCCACTTCTCCATTACGTCTGTTATATCCTGTCCAGAACATGTCTGAATCAAGGGGTTGTCCTGATGCTCTTACAAAGAACTCTAATTCAGTCATAGGCTCTTCAGGGTATTGTGGTGTAATGACTTTTTTTGAGTCATCAAACAATGGTTTAAAATAACCATTATGGGCAAATCTGCCTCTTTCCAAAGACCTTCCTGAGCCTTGTACAATAAAACCGTCAGGTAGTTTCTCATAAGGAACTCCTGAAAATACTTCTCCTGCTACGGGAGCAAGTCTGATTAATCTTTTTTCCAGAAAATTTACTAAAGGATATTTAGGAGTAATTACTTCTCCTTCTTCCATAAATTCTGATTTCTTTTTAAATGCCATAGTAATTATAATTATTGGAAAACGAAGTTAGGGGATTTACCCCTAACCTCCAAATTTTCCAATTTATTTTTTTATACAGAATAAGGCATCCATACAATTTTAGTTGGGTCTTTTACAACACAACCTGTGTAATCCATACCGTGAACTTCATAACCGTCAATAGGTGAAGAGATGGCTGATGTTTCAGTAAAGGACTGACCTCCAAAGGAGAATGGGTCTCTCATACCTTTAATATAACCAAATCTACCATTACCAAACCCTTTAACTTTCAGTTTATAAATTCCGGGGTCTCCCAAGAACTCACCATTAGGGCCTTGACCACCACGGATAAGCATATTACGGGAAGAGTTAAGACCATAACCTGAGAAGTGCTTAGTTTTATTACGCTCAGGGTCATCAAAGAATGGACGGTGTTTAACACGGATGTTAACTCCATTATAAGATTTAAACTGAGTGAACACACCTTGGTAAGTCAATCCCTGATTACCCATATCTCCGTTAGGCTTAACACGCTCAGTAACAAAGTTAGGAGTATATTGGGTACTACGGTCTTCCAACCAACGTGATACATCCTGCATACCATAAGCACCAGTTTCAATAGTTACATAGTACTGGTCAGCCATTTTATAAGCAAGTCCCATTTCAATAGTCATATCCACAACTTTGTCCAAATTCAATGTTGAATAAGGGTGTACGTTAGTGTGGGCAATCTGATTGAACATACCTGCAAATGTCTGGATACTACAACCGTTGCTACCATCAATATTGTAGTACTGCTCATTTTGACTGTAGTTTTTGTGTGAGAAAGCAAAAGCACGGGCTTGTTGTTTTCTAAACTGATATACAGCTACCATATCATAAAAATTCACAAATGCTTTAGTATAAGCTTTTGGATTTTTAGGGTCAGTAGGGTCAGGGAATCCAAATACCAACGGAGTATTACGTCCTTCAGCAATAATATTACCATCAACTTTATACTGCATACGCTGTAAAGCTGCACGGGCTTTTAATTCAATAAAGGTAGTAAAGTGTGCCTCAGTACCTTTGCTTGAACGTTCAGAAGGTTGGAAGTTAGTTTCTTTTGACCAACGTGTTCCAACACCCAACTCAGAAGCAGGAACAAGTTTATTAATAGGGTCATCAGTAACCAAAGCAACCACATACTTATAACGGTTAGCAGATTCTGTCTCCCGTGAAACAACCTGAATGTAGAAATCATCAGGATTTTCACCCACGATAATATCATTATCATTGAAGAATGCTTCACTGAAATACATATACCAATGCTGACCATTTTGACCAACTACCGAAGGTTTAGAACCATCAGGAGCAGACCAGTCCAACAGAGGAATGTTTTTGTTGTTATTACCTGCTAAACGCCAGTGGTAAAATTTATTTTCTGTCTCCAACTCAATTGTAGGAAACTCATCCATAAATCGGGTATAATCATCCGAAGGAAGTTCCTGAAATATACGGGTGTACATATCAGAAGCTAACTGTGGAGCAATCATTCCCAATTCCCCCAAGTGGGGTACTTTTAACATGCCGTTAAAGGTTTTTACACCATATCGGGCCATCATGCCATTTAATGCATCCATTTTTCTATTTATTTATTTTTGTTTGTTTTTTTATAAAAATCTCTCCATTTAGCCATTTCATCTTCTTTAGAATCTCCATCAGCTTCCATACTGAAACCACCACTTGTTTTCTTTTTAGAATATTCAGTTGAAACAGCTTTCTCAAATTCTGAAATAGTTTCTTTTGCTCCCAAAGACTTCAAAGCTGAAAAATCAGGAGTATATGCTTTCTTACGATTGTCGTATTTAAAAAGCCCTATAGTATTATATAATCTCATAAGAGCATCAAACTCTACAGGATTATTTAGTCTTGCTGCCTGTACTGGCTGAACCTGCATTTTACCTTGGGCAGTTTCTACTTCAATTAAAGAATATTCTTTTTTCCATTTCTCTTTTAAAGATTTGTTTAATTGAAGACCTCCGATATTCTCAGTACTTTCTAAATAGTCTTGAAGTTCTTTAGCTTTTTGAATTTTTTGAAGTTTCTCAGTTTCTTCAGCTTTTTTCTGATTCTCTAAAAGAGTTTCTTCTTCTGATTTTAAAATAGTTTTTAATTCAGTAAGTACTTCTTTGGCATCTTCTTCCAGAGTACCCAATTCTTCTTTCAGTTCAATCTCTTTATTAATTTTAGAATCAGAGAATTTAGTTGTTTTCTTTAAATATTCTTTATAAACATTTTTAGCTTTTTCTTTATCTTCTAAAACAGTTTCCTCTGTTATACCTTCAATTGATTTTAGGGATACCATCAAACTTCCTGCATCTTCAGGATTTACTCCCTGCTCTACTAATTCTGAAAATTTCTTTTGAAGAGGAGTCAAAAATTGATTTTTATAATTTTCAATCTGATCATCTCTTTCTGAAGAATAAAGTTCAGCAATAACTTCCCTAGCTGTTTTACTGTCTTTAATTTCAGGAAGCTCCATATCAGTAGGGTCAATACCATTTTCTTTTAGGAAATCCCATACAAAAGCTTCATAAACATTTTTAGTTGAGCTTTTAGGTTTTTCTGTTGTAGAAGTACCTTCTGGTGCAGATTCTTCCTCTTCTTCTAAATTAATAGGGATTAATCCTGAAGGTGTTTCTTCAGGTTCTTTTTTAGTCTCAGAAGGGTTAACTTCTGATTCTTCCATTACACCCAGACTTTCTAACTCAGCAAGAGTTAAAGGTTTTTCTGAGATTTCTACGTTATCTACGAAATTGTAATTCATATTAATTGGATTTATTTACGGTACAAATATAAATATGTTTCATAACTTACAAAAATTATATACAACTTATATTGTTTTTATGGTCAATTTAAATATTGTAACTTGTACAAAGTTCTTTTAATTAGTGTTTTCATTTCATCCAAAACATTTAAATAATCACTATCTTTAAACAACGGAGCAGCTAGTCTTATTGTTTCTAATAATGATTTTAGAAATACAACAGGGTCTAATGCTTTAGAAGCAGGTATTTCTATAACCTGTATACCAAACTCTCCCTGATAAGATTCAATTAGAGTGTCTGTTAAATCCACAATACCTTCGTAAAATTTATTTAATGCTTTGTGTTTTGCATAACTGTTTGTTTTTAAATGAGCCAGATGTATAACATCTCTGGCCTGAAATAATTTTCCAAACAATGTTAAAACTTGACTTTTTTGTAATTCTGTAATTCCCATTAGTATTTTCGTGTTAATTCATACTGTGTCAATAGTTGGGCAAATCCTTCAACAAACCTTTCATCATTAAAAAGTTCTGTTTCTCCCATACCATGTAAAATAGCATGTACAAGCTCATGGTTAAAAGTAAGATGTTGTTCTTCAGGAGATATATCTGCAGCATGTACTGTAGTAGCTACATTAAGTATTCTCTCTGTAGTACTTAAACTTCCATAAGAAGCATTCCCCTCAACATCATCTGTTTCTACAATATTTACTTTATAAGTTTTTGAAGCTATTGTAAATTTTTTAGGTATCATTTTTTAACAGTTTTAGGTTTCATTTTAGCAATTCTTTCTTTAGATTCCATTTCTTTTAATTTTAGCATTTTATTATCTTCTGCTATTTTCTCAGCACTTTTAATTTTCTGTCTTTCCAGTTGACTTCTAATCTGAACTTCTTCTCTTTTTAATCCTGCTTTCATAATTTCAGTAGCATCAGGAATACCGTCATTATCTGAGTCTGCATCCTGAGAGCCTAAATATGTTTTAATATTTTCTTTCTGTAAATCATTTTCAAGTTTAGCGTAGAATTGTTCATTTTGCATATAAAGTTTCTCTCTTTCCAAAGCTAACTTTTCTTTTTCTAATTCCAATATAAACTTTTCTTTTTCCTGTTGCATCTGAACCTGTTGTTGTGCTAATTGTTGTTCAGACTGTTGTTGTTGCTGTTGCTGCTGTATTCTTGCTTCTTCTTTAGCCTTTAACACTCTGGAAATTTCTGAAACAGATTCATTTTTATAGAAATCTATTAAGTCAGATATAGACACTGTACCTGATTGTAGTGCTAATTGGAACATAGATTCTACTTTTTGTAACAGTAAAGCGTCATCTGAAGATTTAGATACCATCACATTAAATTCTCCTGTTAATACTGCATCCATTTCTTCATCAGTAAGTACTTGGGCAGTAAAGTCATCTGTTAGATAAGCCAGTTTTTTAGGATTTTTTCTGAGAATATTTAAGTGGGTATTTAATACTTTATCCAGAACTCTTTGTTTAAAAAAGTCATTTCGTGCAAACCATCTTTCAGTTGCATGGGAAGATTGTGTAACACTTCTTTCCGTATTACCTACTAATTCATTGGAAGAAATAGCTCCCTGTCTTTGCTGTGTAACCCCTGATACAATATCCATTGTCTGAATCACATCTCTCATTACTTCAGTGATGGTGTTAATAGGCCCTGCCTGAGTAGAAGATAATTTATTGGCTACCACGGTATTCATTTGACCTGCTGCCAAATTTCCTTTAGGAGTTATAATATCCGCAGAAGGGTCTTGGGGCATGTAACCTGTAGTCATCATGTAATTCAAATATTCCTCAATAGTCATATTATCAGGAATCATTGTAGTAGGAAAGGTAACTAAATCAGGTTGTAACAGGTTAATTAATAACTCTCTTTTGAATGAAAAAATGTTATACAAATAATCATAAGGCTTTATAATATCCATAAAGGATTGAGCCTTAGAAGAGTTTGTGTTGTATATCTGTAAAATTAAAGGAGGCTGCTGTTTAGAAATATTGTCTAATGAAGTGGATAAATATGGCACAGGTTCTATACCAACATAAATATCAGTACCTATTTTAAATCCTTTCCACCATTCGTTAATATATTCTTCTTTTACAAGTTCTTCCCCTGAATTAGGGTCAATCTGATATTTTTCATGTACGGGTTTTTCATGGGCTATACCCATTTCATCCGTATATTTAATAATTTTAATTTTTCTTTTTGATTTCCAACCACACCTTAAAACCCTTACATTCCCACTTGCATCAAATGCTGTTGAGAATAAAGTAGTTTCCAGTTCTGATACAGGTAATACTCCCTGAATCTGTGCTGTCAATGAATCCTGCGGTACTAATAATTCTCCTATGGAACCTGTTTTTGAGTAAGAAGGATAATAATTACTTCCCAATGATTTAAAACTTTCCAGTTTTTTTACGTCATTAGGAGTTAAATCATCATAAAACATATCCAGCACTGAAGATACTGTATGAAAAGTTACTTCTACATAAGCCTCTAATCCCTCTTCAGTAGTTGCATAGGCATCCATTAAAGTAAAGATTTTTGTAGGGTCTCCTTTTCTAATGGATAAATCATTATTCATTTCTTCTACAAAAGCATATTGTTCTGCAGAAATTAATGCATCTTCAAAAGCATTATCAAATAATTCCTTTAAGTGATAATATTTATAATCATATTTTAAGATTTTGTTACACCCTGATTCTGCTATATCAAAATAAGGACTGTTAACATAATCCTGCATTTTTTTTATTTTATACTGTAACTCTTCTTCTGTGGAATTATTTTTTAATTCTTCTACAAAAAAATTATAAAGTTCTTTGGTCTTTTTCTCTTCCACACTTCTGATACCTAATTGGTCAGAGGAACTTCTTGAGACTCTCCAGTCAAACTTTCTTTTAATGTGTTCTCCTACCAATAAGTCAATTTTACCATTACCAACACCTTTATGTTCCATTCTGGCAGGAAAAGAATTTAATCCTAATTCCATAGGGTCACATACTTTTTCTACATCTTTTATGTTTAATATACCTCTTCTAAGGTTGTAGTTAGTAATTTTATTAGTCCAAGAAGTTTTTACCTGTCTGTTTTCAAACAGTACCAAAGATTCAAATGCATCAATATTTCCCTTTTTCCAAGAGTCTTTATTTTTTTCACTGTCAGAAACCATCTGGGATGGGATAGACATTATTTGTCCTAATTGCATATTAATCGTTTTCTATTTTAAATTGAGTATTATAGTTCTCTAACGGAATTTTTCTGAATTTGTTAAAATGTGAACCAAATTTACTTTTTGCATTTTTAGCAGCTCTTTCCTGTTCCTGATATTCAGACAAAGTCTGGTCAAACCACATTACCATAGAGAATGCTGAAATTCTGTCATAGTTCTTTCTAGGGTCTGGTTCCCATTTAATCAGCTCTTCCAATAAACCCACAGACCTTATTTTGTCCATATTAACATCATCTGAGTTTTCAGATATTGGAGCTTTTAACCAGTTTTCTATAAATTCCAAACCTTTGTCATTTACCTGTTTTGTTGCTATGATACCTTTAGAAGTATTGGTGTTAGGTTTCCACACACTTCTATCTCTTACTGAAGTGGGAGTGTCTTCCAATAAATTCAAAGATTTTTTCTTTTCAAAGTAATGATAAAGGGCTGTTAAGTTAGCTTCATATAAACCTGTAGCCTCATAGAACAGTAATAACCTTCTGCATATTTCATAAAACTTTTCAGTCTTTTCAGGCTTTCCTGTATATTCAGCAACTATTCTCTGGGTAATACGGTCGTATATTAAGATACAACCTACTGATTCTGATTTAGAGACATCATAGTTATAAGGGTCAATTCCTGCTATGTATCTTCGGATATTAAAGATATTATCTTCTGAAGTCTTAGGAGTTTCATACATTTCTATACAACCTTCTCTCGGAGACTTAACAGGATATTCCCTAAAAGGAACTTCATCCTGTACATTTTCAAAAACTAATTTACCATCTTTAAATACCAGTTTACCTGTTTGGTGTTTATTTAATTCTTCATCCGTAAGACTTGCCCTGATTGCTTTTAGTTTAGATACGGGAAATCTGGATACTGTGTTAGAAAGAAAGGCTTCCTTAGGAGTAAATGGATATTGGGTTATGGCATCCTGTTTAGCCTTTTGGTCAACACCCTGTTCTTTAATTCTTCTAAAGTCAAGTATATCCTGTTTAGCCACATCAGTAACAGAATTACCATTACTGTCTACCATCTCAATTCCTTTCCATTCAGGATGTTCTTTAAATGGGTCTTTGTATGTACCAAACCTCATTTTATATGCAGGAAAAAACCATCCACATTTAGAAGAAGTTACCTCATCATCCCATACATTGTCAAAAGCTTTAAGATTGTATTTCTCAGGATTATAGAACATTTCATGGAACTCTTCTGTACCTCCTTCCATATCTCCACCGGTTCCAAATATAACAGGCATACCAATCATATCAGCACCATCTCTCCAACAAGGCTCAGTAATATTGTAAGATTGAATTAATCCCGGCCATCTACCTGCTTCTTCAAAAATGAATATGTTTGCAGATTTACCGATAGCTGCAAATGGGTTATCCTTAAAAGTTAATCTTCCTATAGAAGAGTTATATCCTTTCCAAATATCTCCCTCTTCTGTTTTTATTTTTATTCTTGCTTTAACATATTCTCTTGTATCAGGGTCTCTATTCTTTTTCCATGCAGTATTTTCATTAATGAAGTTTAATCCTTGTAATCCCATACTAAACGTAGTTTCAGCTAAGTCAGACTGAAATGCTCCAATCCAACATTGGGCTTCCCTGTAGAAATTATATTCATGTGTAAGTAAGGCAGAATTTTTAAATGAGAATCCTGTACGTCTGGGTTTTACTAAAATAAATCCTTTACCTTCTGTTTTAGCCTGTTCCAACTCTGAAAAAAATTCAAAGTCAACATCAGTTACTCTTGGAAATATTCTTGTCTTTTTATTAGTTTTTTCATCCTTACCTAAAATAGGGTAAAAGTTTAGGTAGTAATAATATACTCCCGGAATTTTAACACCCCCTACAGAATATCCCTCAGTACACCTTCTGGTTTGTTCTTCCCAATATTCCCTATACTGATAAGAGCCTTTAGGAAACCTGCAATAGGTTCCTTCTTTTTGAAAAGTTTTAGCTTCTTCTCTCCAGTATTCAGTGTTTACTAAACTCATAACTCAAACATTCCTATTTCTTTATTACCCCTAGTTTTGGTATTGGTATGTATTTCTTTATTTACGGCATCCTGTAAGTTAGCCATCTGTGTAACTAATTTTGAAGTAGACTCTATTACTTTCAGTACAGAGGAAAGGGTATCATCATCTATTTTAGTAGTTGAAAGATATGTGGAAATATCGTCTATTTTGTACTTTACTGAATTATAAAGTCTTTGGATTGGAGTCTGGGAAAGTTCTTTATATTTTTCTAACGCTAATAAAACTTCTTTAGTGGGTTTATAGGTTTTATCCCTAAAACAATCTAAGTTTATGTATTCCAGTTTCTGTGTTTCAGGATAGTTTGAGTATGGCGAGGCGGCATCTCCCATATAGTAAATCCATCTGAATGTATTATAAGCAGTAGATTTATCCTTGGTTCTGTCTTTATCCCATATAGTCTTAAACTCTGATACTGTAATTACTTCAGGTTCAATTTCTATGTTATAATCTTTTATGTTAAATATTTTCATTGTATTTCTGTTTTAAAGCATATCTTACTTTTTTTGGAACATCATAAGTTCCTATATTTCTTAAAAAGATTCTTTTAAAATTATCAGAATTTTTAGCATCAGCCTCATTCATCATTGATAATAAGACTTTATTAGTTTTATTAAAGACTTCTTTTGCTGATGTATTGGATATACCCATTTCTTCTGCTGTCTGTTTTATCAGTAGTCCCAATCCTCTGTCCATGTGTTTGGTATTTCAGGTGTAACTTCTTCTTGTATAGGTTCAAAGGGTTGTGGAATAATAACTTCTTCATTATTAACTACAGGGTGTACTATATCTCTGGTACTTAGTAAGAAATTGTATTTAAGGGTGATTATCTTATCAGGATAAATCATGTATTTGGAATTAATACAATCCGTGATTAATCCTTTCTTTCTTAATTTTCCCAAGTAAGTTTCTAACTTTGAAGCAGATACTCCAAACTCTTCTTTTATTTTCTTCTTAACTACATTAGAGAGTATCAGGTCTGAACGTACCTGATTATCCTTAATCTCTTTATAAATATCATTGTAGTACAATAGAATGGAAAATATCTCTATTTCAGACTCTGTTAAGGAATTAGCTCCCAAAGTCCAGTTAATAGCTGCAAGATAGACTTTAAATATATCTAC